CAGCAAGCCCTGATCGACCTTGCGTTGCATCTGGCGCACGAGATTCGCCATCGTGCGGGCGGTCGCATCCCAGCCCAATTGCGAACGGGAAAATACAACCGCTTCACGGCTGAGTTGATCGGCCAGCCGTTTGGCATACGCCTCGATGACCTTGAATGCAAGCGAAGTCTTGACCCGCTCGATCGGTGCCATCTCGCCTTCCTGGATGGCGGTATAGCCATAGTCCACCAGAAGATCATTCGTGCCGATGCTCCCCGCAGGGACGGGTTGGATCTTGCCATCCGCATAATTGATCACGTAATCGACGCCTTCCTCATACGTGGTCCCTGCCGGGTCGCTGGTCACAACCACGGTGCCGGGCGTGAGTACGCCGTGCGTAAGTTTGTACCAGGTCCCTTCTGCGCCAGCGGTCTCGACCTCATCGGTCACGGTATCGCTGTAACCGGTTTCGCCGGTCGTGGCTTCATAATAGAGGCGGGTGGGTGATGTGTCGATGGTGTTCACATCGAAAATGTTAGCAGCCACCAGATTCGGGAACGCCTCCTCGATGACCGCTCGTGAAACGCTGTAAGGCAGGTTTAGGTCGGTGGTCTCCGTCGCCTCTTCAAACTGCTTGCCTTCCGCCTTCAACTGTCCCTCGAATACTTTGTCGAAGCGTTCGAGTAACTTTTTCGTGATCACTGCCGCAGGGCTTTCCGCACGCTCGTCAATCGCACGCTTGGCACGATTGTCTTGCTTGCGCACGGACTCCGTGATCTCAAACGACGCCCTCGCAAACTCCGGCGTGCCGGTCTCATTCTCCAGCACATCGCCGAGCACCTGCACCGTGCGCTTGCTTTCATTCCAGCCCATGCCCACCAGCAGTTTCTTCGAAGCCAGCTTGCCGTATTCCTTGGTCTTGCTCTCGGCAAATTTCTTCACAGCTTCGGGTGTGGCAAGCTCAGCTTCTTGGATCGATTCGATGAAGGCTTCATTGAGTTCCTTCCCAAACTTCAGATCCTTCGTCGCCTCCTTGATGGCATCCTCAACGGATTTCTTTGCGGTCATCGCATCGTACAGCTTCGCCTTCTCTGCATTGACCTTCACCGCCTCCATGATGTTCGCATCCGCCTCGATGCCCAGTGCCTTGCGGAGTTGTTCATCCAGTTTCTTCAATTGCTTATCGTTCAGCGCTTCCAACTGCGCCTCGGTCATCCCCTTATTGAACAGCTCGGGCTGCTCAGCCAGTAACTTTTTCAGTTGTTCCAACATTTCGTTCATTTCATCCTCCGATGATTGATTTTGTGATTCAATTAATTGGGCGGCATTCTCAAACGACGGTTCCAACACCAGGTCAAAGCCGGTGATATGTAACTCCGTCACTTCAAATACCTTATCGTCGCCCTTGCCAACAGTTTTCCCCTCACCATAGCCACGCATCGACACGCCGGGCATCACGCCATTCCGCATCAGGGTTAGGATGTCCTTGCCAATATTGGTTTCCATGATTGCGCCTTTCAAATCCAGGCGCTTTCCATCAAATGGGAATTCCTCCCACTTGACAACGGTCTCCAATAAATTAGGACGCCCACCCTTATCAGATGGATGTTCGCTTTCGCCGAGTATCTGAACGGCTCTGCCTTGCCCGGCACTTTCATTTAGATGACTGACCAACTCGTCAATCGCTGGAGCCAGCACCGGACCTGAATATCTGCGTCTGTTGCCATTGACAACCTCAGCAGTCATTGCGCCTTGAATAAATATTTTAGGCGGCTTCCCCTCTTGAGCCTCCTCTAATACCGCCGTCGCATCAATTCTTTCCTGGAATCGTTTGCCTTTGTTCATATCATTGCTCCTTGCTTTTTCTGTAATCCCGTTCGATACTTTCTGTTCTCTATAACTCTACACATACGACACTGACGCCCAGCGCCCTTGCGAAAATAAGTATTCTCTGCCGTGAATTCATGTCCATTTTTGCAATGTGTCTTAGATGAATTTATAGATGCCAATCCAATACCACGCATAATATTTTCGTGAGTTGAAACAGCTTCGAGATGTTGTGGATTTACACAACCACGATTTCTACAAAGATGATCTATAACTTGCTTGCCTTGAAGTTTTGCAACAAAATGTTCATATGAAAATCTATGAGCAATTTCCATCTTCTTTTGCCCATTGATAAGAATATGAAATTCTCCATACCCACCCCTGTCTTTTGCGCCAGTCCACAACCAGCATCCATTTTCCTGTTTATCAACCTTAGCCATGAAACGTTCAATATCACTCATCTCATTTTCCTTATTGAAAGTTGACCACTGACCGCTCCCCGCTGAACGCCATCAACTCCTCCGCACTTACCACCACCGCCTCACTCGATGCCGTTCTTCCGTCGCCGCCAGCATCCTCAGCGATCATCTGCACCCCCCCGCTCACAGAATCAACATCATCGTCATAGCGACCCTTCGGGAACGAAGCCGCCACCCGCAGAAAATCCAGGTTCCATTTGCCACGCACAAGATAAACCTTCCCATTCTTTGCCCGGCTTCTCCACGCACTCGCCCGGTCTTCCTTGCTCCCGACCGGACGCACCGGCAGGATGGTTCGTGTTGCCAGTTCTTTCCTCGTCAATAATTGCTTGATCACCAAAATTTGGAATGCCACATCCTCGATGCCCCATACCGTTCGCAATTCAGCCTCGCTCAACATCAAGCCGCCCAAATGGATCAGATACTCATCCAGGTTGCGTTCCTTCAATGGATCACGGATGAACAGATCGCCCGTCGCATTCATCGCCACCGCATAACAGCAATTAAAATCGGATGCCTTCGACACGCCCAAAGCGAGATCCGAATATCGGAACCACTTCAAATCCTTCGGCGCCTTCTCGACGATCTTGAAATCATGCTCATCGAAGAAATTACCCTTCGCCAATCTCGGCGACTGCTGGAATTGCGCCGCAAATTCAAAATCATCCATGTTCACCGAAAGCCCCTTCAGCATCGCATCCGTATGCTTGCGCACCCACAACGGCTCACCCGGCGACCGCCCCAACTGATCCCCCCCCATCGGCACAAAAACACCCCGCAATAAATTCTCCACAAAATCTTCCTGGCTCTTCGGATACTCATCCTCTTCCAAAGCCAGCGCAGGCATACACACCACGTCCCATTGATCCGCATCGGGATCGCTCACCATCGCCTTCAACAATTGACCAGCCAGGTCTTCCACATCCCAACGGGTCATGATGACGATGATCGCCCCGTGATCTTCCACACGTGTATAAGCCGTGGATCGGTACCACTCATAAGAATCTTCCCGCAGCGTTTCGGAAGACGCTTCCTTCCGACCCTTGACCGGATCATCGATAATGAACAGATTAGCCCCGAAGCCTGTGATACCGCCGCCCACACCTGCCGCCAGCATCCCGCCATTCCGGTTTGCGATCTCCCACGAAGCGCTTGCCTTGCTCTCCGGGTCCAGAATCACCGGCTCATTCGTGGATGACAATGCCCCGAATACCTGCGAATACTCCTCCGATTGGATCATGTCACGCACTGCCTTGGAATGTTTCGACGCCAGGTCAGCGTTATACGATGTCAGAATGATACGCAGATCCGGGTTCTTCCCCATCAACCACGCCGAAAACTTGCGTGAGGCGGTTTGGCTCTTCCAATAACGTGGCGGCATGAACACCATCAACCGGTTGATCCCTTCCTTGCCTCCACTCAAAATATATTTCGCAACCTCTTCCAACTTGTGCGCCAATACCTGCACATGTTGTGCCTCAATCGGATGCTTCTTATCCACGTGCCCACAGAACGCCAAAAAATCACGCTCCGCCATCAACCGGCTGCGCAACTCCTCTTTTACAGCGGCACGTTTATCCTTGGTCGTCATTACCATCATCCTCTCCCCCTAAATCGTGCTCTCCGATTTGGGGGGATGCCTCCGTACTCGGAGACAGGGGGGTCTCAAGCTCCTCTTCCAACTCCTTCATGATCTCCAGCGCATCGCTCCCCAGCGTCTCCAACAACTGCGCCGTGGACAATTTCTTCAACTGCCCCAACAACTTATGCCCCACACCGCTCCCCTCGCCAGATTCGATCTTCTGCTTCGGTGTGTAATCCTTCGTCATCTCAAAGAACAATCTTCGATCCGGGTTCGCCCGATAACTTGGATCCGCCGCCACCGTCCCCAACGCATGGAAAGCGCCTGGGCGAAATTCCAACATCGCCTCCGCCTGCAGCTGCGAGATCATCATATCGATCTCAGGATACTTCTTGCGCCATGTCGCAATTGCCCGATCGGATGTCAACCCCAAAAACTCAACCGCCAATTTATCCTGCGTCTCAGGATAACGATATTTTTTTGGCATCGTCGCCCAGGCGATATAAGCCGCCACCCGTGGTCTGATATTCGCATTCAACAACTGCTGATACACATCCGCCCACGACGGGATCTCTTCATCGCCATCAATCTTCCCCGTATCCTTCAACATCTTCACGAACAGTAATTCTCTTGCCCGCACATCCGCAACCGAAAGCAAAGTTTTTGCATCGGCATCTTCCACACCCTCAATGCCAATCGCAAAATTCTCCAACTCCAACTGCGTTATTTTTCTTACACTCATTTCAACTCTTTCCTGCGTGCTTGCATGTATCGGATCATTCCATCCAATTCATCCAACCGAATCAACTTCTCACTGATCACTGCTGACTGATCACTTTCCTTCCCCCCGCTCTCCACTGAAGGCTGACCGCCCGCAGGTGCTGAAAGCTCAACATACTTCCTCTTCTGATACTCCACACACACCCACTCAATCCGCAGCGCATTCACCCTCGCCCACACATACCCCTTGCCATCCACAGCCTTGATATCGGCGATCTCGAAGATCCTGCCAGGTGAGAACGAATCGAAATAATCATTCTTGATTGCATCGCTCGGCACCGGTCGCACCCGGATCCCGCTATTCTCCACCACCTTACCGGTAAAGATCGGACGTGGCGCAAAATACTTCAACAGATACGCAAACCCATCCACCGCCCAGCCATACGGAGTTTTCACAAAATCCACATCCGGCTGCTTGTTCGACAGGACTTCCCAATGCAGATGCGGACCCGTGCTTGCCCCATCGATCGGATCGCCGTCTGACGGATCGCCTCCCATCTCACCGATTACTGCTCCCGCCTCGACAGTCTGATCCTCAACGACGAGCACCTTGTGCAAATGTGCATACAAGGTTTTGAAATCACCATGCTGAATGATCACATGCCGTCCATACCCATGCAGATTGACCAGTTGCACATCCTGAACCACGCCCGGGCAAGTCGCATAAATCGGCGTCCCAACGTTCGCCGCAATATCGATCCCCATATGCCGCCCGCCCGGATACATCTTCGGGTTCCAATTCCCGAAACCCTGAATGACCCTTGCCCTTTGTATGGTCGGAAAAGCTAAATTCATTTTTTCAACGTTTCCTTCATTTGGCGGCAAATAATATTTGCAATAACTGCCCGAACTTTGGCAGTAGATAAACAACAGTGACCACCACCACCGTAGCGATCACGATCTTGATGGTATTGTTGCGCACATCGATCCAATTGATGCTATTCGCCTTCTTCTCGGCTTCCTCGTAATCCTTGATCATGTCCAATGACACCGCCCGAATTTTCTCCGAAGTTGTGCTCGTGGTGTTCTTGGCGATCTTCTTCTCTTCCAGTTGCTTGCGCAGATTGTTCATCTGCGTTTCAAGGTTGTTGATCTCTTCCTGGTAACGTTTATCTCGGGTCTCTTTCAGACCCAGGATCAGGTTTTCGATGGAGCCTTGCAGCGCCAGCATGGTGCGCTGGTTGTTGGCAATATTATTATTGACCGCACGCAGTTGCACGGATTGCGAACCGTTCATTTCGGTCAGCAATGAATAGATCATCTCGCCGTAAACTTTATCCATCGGTTGTTGTTGATCCACCATGATTGTCCTTGCCTAGATAATCCTTTTTTACAGCCAGCATCATCTGGTCGTAAAAATAAGCCGCCACGATGAAAGCCTCGCCCAGGTCACGTGCAAATCTGCCGCTTTCCAAAAACGGACCCAACGGACCCTCGAACGTAATGATCGGCACAGTCCAATTCCCTGTTATGGATTTCGTTTGCGACACAATCAGCACGATCTGCTTCCGAGAGGGTGTCGGATAGCGAATTGGAATAACAACCTTGTTGATTTCCAGATCATCGTCTGACATTCCATTTTTATTTTTTCACAAAGCGCATGATCAACGGCCTTGCGTATTTCTCCAGCACCGCTTTCAGCAGCACGTTATAGATCAACGTCGCAAAACCCACGAACGGTGAGAACGCCAAAAGGAAATCACCAGCCCACGCCACCAATGCAGAAACGAACGTCACCGCATCCACCCAGGGCGGAAACGCCGGGACGATCAGCGGCGCAAAGAGGAAAGCCAGGATGAACGAAACCACATACACTGCGGTCGTCAACCAGCCAGCGGATACGGGCTTCTTCGCAAACTTCAACAGCCACACAATTGCAGATGCCGCCGTTGCAATTACAAACAATTGAACTTCAGTCAACATATCAAATCTCCTTTTCCTGCTCCCTTCCCCCAAATTCGGTGCTCTCCCGCATTTGGGGGAAAGCGGCGAAGCCGAAGGGGGTCGGGGTGAGGTGGCAACAAAAAAGCGCCGTCGTGCAAATGCACGACGGCGCTCATCTCGTCTGATCGGTCCCGACAAACACGGGACCTGCCAAGTTATTCAACTACCCCCAATTTTAAGACTCATACCCTCTTCTTGTCAAGAGTCAGAACGGGGGTTCTAACGGTTTGCGTTAGCGGCGTGTGGGCGTGCCACACGAGTAACATAGGTATTGACCATCGTTTGTTCCAAACTCGTGACTGCCGCAGTGTTCACACGTCCGCTGCATGCCGTGTTCTACCGACTGCGCTGGACGCGTGATACCACAATATTTACAAACATCGAGATTTGCATGAAACAGACTTGGCAAGAACACATGCTCATTAGAAAAACAAACTGCTTCAATCATTTTTGAAAACCTTTCTGCCCGAAAGGGGCGGTAGAACGGCTAGCGTGAGCCGCAAGGGTGGTAAACCACAATGTTTATAAAACGCCTACGCCCGCCCTTGTCGGGTGGACGTTGTGTTAGGCAGACTGTAAAGCCATCTATCTTCCGTGAACACATAAGACGGATTCGGCTTGCGAAGCAGTAAGCCTTTTTGGTATAACGTTTCGAGAGTGAAGCGTGGGCGGCGAATTGGCAGACAAAATATCTGCGAGCAAGTAAACCAGTTTTCGCCATGCTCGTCTTTTATGTACTTCAAACTCCATCCTTGATGAAAAGTAAGTTTAGCCATGTGTCTGCCTAACGGCGGGCATTACCCGCGCCGCGATTTTTAGAATTACGATGATTTAGCCGCAGACTTAGCGGCGTCGGGTGCATGCAATGTTGGGCGTGACATTGCAGTGATAACCTTTTCTGTTTGCACCTTATCCATATCCAATAAAATACTTTCAAGCATTTCATCGAATTGGACTTCAACTTTATGAGCATCTGACTCGTGTGACTTTTGCATTCTACGCATTCTGAGCGCAGTTTGAAAAAAGCGATATAACTTTCCATCGTCTATTGCATTAGATACTTTCATAATTACCTTTCTGATCGCGGGACAAACGCCCAACGGACTTGGGTTAGCCGCAAGGGGTATAACCCATCGTCCATAAATTTACACAGCCTACCCCTTGTCGGCTGCACCCGTA